ATTGTTAAACCAACCAACTTTTTTACCTTCTGCAATGCGTTTTTCATATGCTTCGACACTTCCGGGCCATCTCCAGGCCCAAATTGCCACCAAGCACATAAAGGCTGCTGTGTATAGTATACCACGAGTAGGTACATTTGTCAACCACATGATTACCAAACTGCTGCTCATCATGGCCAACATAAAATATTTCATCTTGTTTGGGAATACTCTGCGCTCATTCCAGTTGGTCAGGAATGGCCCAAACAGTTTGTGATTGTAGATCCAGGCATGCATCTTTGGTGATCCTTTGGCAAAGCAGTATGCGGCAAACACCACAAATATACTGTAAGGTATGCCGGGGGTAATCACTCCTACATAGGCCATGCCTAGACTAAGAAATCCTAGTATTTTCCAAAATAATTTTTTCATATCAAGCAAGTACGACCCTATTTGTTATTGCGCTCTGTATAATGTCCGCATGTAGATTAGGAGTAAACTTACCACCTGATGACCCATTCAAAGTTGCCAGTGTGCTGGCCACTCCTTTGCTTTTTCTAACACTTTGGCCGCCGAATGGTAAACCAGGTGCAGCAAAGCTAACATGAATCCATACTGTTTTTCCGGGTATGTATTCTAATAACAGTTGATCATAAGGAATATTTTTACTGATCCATACAGCAATATCAAAATAGCTGTGAGCTGGGACCCCTCGAAACTGTAGGTCCATGGCCTGACCCGAGCCGTGTTGGCCTCGATCTGGTACTTTCTGACCGTTACGCACTTCGCCCTGTCTAAAGCTGTTGGTTATCAATACATTGGGATATTTGGCCTTGATAGGTTCAAACACATTTAAGGCCAATGCTGCTAAATTATTAACTACATTTTGAGCACTTGAAACTGTAGAGTTATGGTCTGCTAGTTGTTGTATAGTTCTTGGAAAGGCAACATTTTTAATCATATTGCCTAATGTAGTACCATTGGGTGTCAACTTCGTAGCAAAAGTGATATCTCCAGGAACTGCTGCTGACTCACGAGCTGGTACAGGAGCTACAGGTTTTACCCCCTCTGTCTTGGGTGTCGGGGTAGTGGTTATAGCTTTGTGTTCTTCTGTGGTAATCCTGCCTTCTGCAAGGAATCTATCTGCTTCTACTTTGCCCGCAGTGTTATCGTCATCGCCATCTACGTTCTGCACAGCTGACACCACAGTGACCTTTGGCACAGCAGTGGCTGTGAACGCACCCGGAGTAGTGGCGGCATTGTAGAGTGCAATTTCTACACCGTTGGCATAAACATTGAACGGGTTGTATAGAGGTTCTTGACGACTTAATGTTCCAGCCGCATGGTCGTGTGGTATAAGAAAGTGTCCACCAGCACTGCTCGATCCTGCTCCAGGAGTGGTCGACTGTGGGGTTGGGGTAGTAGCCATAGTTTAAAATATTGGAGGCAAGGCCGTAATTTTATCCTTGTATTCCGCCAGCGCGGTTAACCCTATGGCACCAGTATCTTCTACATATAACTTATATAAACTCGCATAACCCAACCATTCATAAGGACTAACTATATGAATGCCTGAGCCAGAAGCAAGAGTTGTCATAGTAGTGCTATTTGTTGAGATAGTAGTTGTGTTTGTTGCTATAGTAGTTGTTTGGGTAGCAATAGTAGTTGTTTGGGTAGCAATAGTTTCTAATGCTGTTGCGATCCTGCCGAGTTCTGAAGTATAATCTTTACCGGTAAGGGTACCACCGCCTGCCCCGTCTAATGTTCCAATAGTATAATTCGATGACATTTCTAACCCCTAAACTAGTATTTAAGCCAATGCGATACCGGTGGTTGACTGGATAAATTGATCAGCAAATGCTTTATCTGTGGCTTCTGCTACTGTTACTGTTGTTTTTAACAATTTGATCTCTTTGTCGGGGTCCACAGTAAACAAATAGGGCATTAATCCTGGGCCTTTTGGTCCCATACCGATAACCTGTGGATTTTTTAGTTTGTAGTAGGTTGCTCCATCTTCTACCAATTTGGCTACAATTTCTTCACCACTGGTCAGCTTTAATGTAATAACTTCTCCTGCTGATACACCTTTGTCAATTAACATTCTATTTTTCCTATTTTAGTATCCGCTACCGTTGAATCCGGTTTCGTCAATGTATTTTTTTAGTTCTGTAAATCCACCAATTGCATTACCATTGATAATAATCTGTGGCACTGTTCTAGCATTAGGGACTGCTTCTAGTAATTCTTCTTTGGTATATCCGTCACCGATTTTATGTTCTTTGAACGGAATTTTACGATCTTTTAACAGGGCCTTGGCCTGATCACAATAGGGGCAGTTATACTTGCTCCATATAATAACTGGGTTCATTTTGTTTCCTTTATTAACCTGTGTATACAATACCGCCGTTCTTGTCTGTGACTCTAACCAGTAGCATGCCTTTGTTTTTGTAACTCAGTGCTGCGGCTATGGCAGATTGCTCGTTGCCATAGTGTCCTATAGTGGTCCAAGATTCGTAGGGATTGCTTTTTTTGAACTGTGCTTTATACATAGTTTATTATATAGCTGGAAGAGAATCATAGTCAAGATTTTCACTCATTACACCTATGACATAATTGGTGCTTTCGCTTTCTTGCAGAGCTGTTTGCTTTTTGCTGGTATCCACGTGTTTGTTGAACCAAGGAATCGGTGTTGATCTTGGAGCAGCTTGTTGATATTTGATACCAATTTCTTTAAGTGCAGATACTGCTGTATAGTCCACAAAGTCTTTGAGAATATTGGCATTCAATCCAATCACTGGACCTTTGTTAAACAAATAGTCAGCCCAGGCTTTTTCTTCGCGGATAACATCCATGTACAGTGCATATACTTCCGCTTCGCATTCTTGCTTGGCTTCTGCAAAGCGGCTGTCTTCTTTGACCACTTGATTGATCAAGTAGGCAGTCCACCCTTTGTGTAACAGTTCGTCTTGTAGGATCAATTGGATAATGTTGCCATTGCCCATAAAGATCTTGTTCTCTACCATGGCCAAACTTGTGGCGAACGATACCATAAAGCGGAAAGCTTCTAGTGCATATGAAGCATGCAGAGCCATCCAGATTGCTCGGATATATTCTTTCTCTGGAATGTTTTCACCCATTTGTTTACGGCAGTTGATATTGTGTAGTGCTTCGTAATAGTTGCCTACGCTAGATGCCATGTCTACAATTTCTTTGGTGTCGTGAATGGTGTTGAACACATCTTTAGGCACGTTGTAGATGTTACGGATGATGTGACTGTATGATTTGCTGTGAATGTTGGTTTCGAAGAATGTCCAGTTATAGACCAATGCCTCTAATTCAGGCAACGATATAACAGGCATAAAGATTTGACTTGGGCCACGGCCTTGTAAACTATCTAGTGCTGTTTGACGCAGAAGGTTGCTGGTAAAGATATGTTTAACAGCATCTGAGGCTTCTTTGAAATCGTTTGAATCTTTGGTAAGACTGATCTCTTCTGGTTGCCAAAAGAAACCACGTGCTGTAGCTTCAAAGTCTGCAATCTTTTTGTATTTTACTTCCTCAAAGCGTTGAATAGTAACTGGACCCGCTGGATCCAGAAACATCTTGCGATTAAGATAGTCTGTCTTGGTATTTAGGTTGTATTGTGCTTTGCTCATAGTTTGCATGCCTCGCAGTCTTCGTCTTCTTCTATCACTTCACGTTCGTTGTGAAATCCGTTGTAGTGTACTTCCGGTGTTCTTTGTTCTTGTCTACTGCCAGCCTTGTTGATCAAACTGTAGTAGAATGTTTTCAATCCCCATACATGAGCCTGCATCAAGTTCTTGGCAATCAATGTGGTTGGTACTTTACGATCTGCAAAGTGTGCAGGATTGTAAAAGGTATTGGTTGAAATGCTTTGATCTACATACGCAGCCAACACTGCCGCTGTTTTCAAGTAGCCGTCGCAGTCTTTCTGGTCCCACATCATTTGATACTTGTGTTTCAATCTATTGTATTCCGGAACTACCTGTGTGAATGATCCTGCCTTGCTTTCTTTGGTAGAGATCAAACTCATAGGCATTTCGATACCGTTGGTTGAATTGATAACCACTGAACTAGACTCCACAGGGGCGATAGCCATTAGCGTGGCATTTCGCACACCGTGCTGTTTCATTTCTTGTCGTAGTGGTTCCCAGTCAAGCTCCGGGGCAAAGTCAGTGAGCTCGTTGACTCCTCTGGCTCTTCTTTCCCAAGGGAATTCTCCCTTGCCGTATCTGGTGTAATCGGAATCTTTGCAGCGTCCTCTTTCTTTCGCCATTTCGACCGTGGCTTCTGTAAGGTAAAAGGCTTGATGCTCCATCCAAACTTTAACTTCTGCCAG